AGTGCCTATGCGTGCTTGAGCTTTTTGATGCGCAGTACGCGTATCTCTTTCGTGCGCTTATACTTGGCCGTGACCTCCGGCAATTCCTCGGCCAGCAACTTCTGATCGAGGCTCGTATGATCCTGATTCTTCCAGGTGGCGATCTCGTTGCCGCCGAAGGTCAGGATGCTGTGCGGGCGCATGAAGTCGGCGATGCGGAATGACAGCTCCTCTTCCGACGCCTCGAAGGTTTTAAGCTTCTGCTTGACATCGACCAGTGTGAAAACGGCATCGCGGATCTCGCTCGTAGCTTCAATCTTCGTTCCGGCCGCTTTCGCATAAATCGCCTTGGCGTCGTCGAAGTCAATCGGATCTGGCGGCACATCAGCGAGAATGCATTCGTTCCAGTACTGCGCGACGCGCGTACGTATGCCCTGTATCGTTTCTTCATCGCGTTGCACCCAGTAGATCAACAGGTCATCCATGCCGATCAGGGTTGCCACGATGCACCGGTCGCGCCCCGTGATGCCCAGGCCGTGCATGAACTGCGCGGCATATTCGATGGGCACCTCGTCGGTACTTTCTTCGCCCCACTTCTTGGAGGCAAAAGGGTGAACAGTTTTGCAGTCACCGTTGATGTGCTCGCCGTCGAGCTGAACCATCTCACCCGCGATCTCGATCTCGCCGGTGATGCGCAACTCGAAGTCGATCTCACAGGCCATGAAGGCGTGCTCAGTGTCGATATAGCGCTCATTGGTGCGCAACAGTTCGACCTCAAGACCTTCGTCCTGCAGGCGGTCGATCAACATCTGAAGCACAACAGGCTCCAGCCGGTGACCGCGGTCGAAGCGCTTCTGCTGCTCAGGCGTGACTGCTTCGCGCGGGGCGCGGCCCGTCTTCTGCAGCCACAGTTCGTGCGGCGTTTTCCAGGGGCTGACGCCGAGGATTGCGGCAACATCACTGCCGCCCACGAATCCCATGCGATTCATTTCGGGTGCGTTCATATCGTCCTCAAACAATGTTGGCCACAATCACAACGATGCCCATCAGCGCGCCGAACAGCGCAGCCGTGCGGCCCGGAAACTGCATCAGTGCGATGTCGATGCGATCGGCCAGCGACGGGCGCAGGTGTTTCACGTCGCGCATCCAGTATTTGTTCATTGCAATACTCCCGTAAAAACGATGATCAGCGTGGAGACGGCCATCACGGCGCAGACCGCGACAATGGCCGCATACAAATGGTCTATTGCCTTCGACTCGCGCTCGTTCATATCTGGTCTCCGCACTCGACGCAGCACCACTGCATGTCGACGTGAATAATCGGCCGCCCCCATGCTTCGTCGCGCCCGATCCCGAAGTCGCGCCTGACGACTGGGACCTCGCATTCGCACCGATGGCAAAAGCCGTAGGTGCCTTCGTCGGCGATGTCGGGATCGAGGTCGAGCATGAGGGCCATGGTCGCCTCAGAGCGGGAAATCGTCTTCAATGACGTCGGCGGCGTCAGCCGGGCCTTCTAATGCTGGCGCAGGCTTCACTTCCTCGACCACGCGCATTTCGCCGTCGACCTCAGTCGGCTGTGGCTTGCATTTTTCCCTGTACTCGTCCTCGGTCAGATGGAGAGCGAATTGGCCTGCATCGACGCGCTTCAACTCGATTTCGAGGTCTTTTTCACGGACATACGACACATCCTTGAGCGAGTCTGGCGCCTTGTTCGGTGCGTAGCAATAGACGCCCGTGACGGGCACTGAATCGGTGAGCAGCATATATGCGCGCATTGCTGATTCCTTGTCATCAAACGCGAGTTTCGTATATCCAATGCTGACGATATATTTCTGTTTCATGTTGATCTCCAGTTGTTTGAAAAAGGGCCGGCGTTACGCTGCGACCTGCGAGAGGTCGACCGTGCGGCGCACTACCCAATGGCGCTTTATTTCCGGCAGGTACATGTCCGCGCAAGCGATTTCGAGATAGGCGTTAGCCAACACGATGATGACGGTGTGAACCAGCGAATCGGGCTGGCGTTCGAAGTATTCGGCTTCGTCGCGGATGCGCTTTGCGTGCTCGTCGGCCCAGTTGCTGGTGTGCGGGGCCATGGCTTGGACCCACTTCGGGTCAGGGGTGATGACGGTGGACATGATTTACTCCTCATCCAAAGAAAGGCAGAACTGTTCGTCCAAGCGCTCAAACGATGCGCATACAGCGTCTTCCGTCTCGCCGGCGCGAAGCCTCCAGCGCACGACCTCGGCGTTGAACATCCGCCATTCGGTCGACGCGATCACGGCCGTGCCAGTCTTCGGCCGCACCGAAATCACATTCAGATACTCAAGCTTGCAGAGTGCTTCGCGCAGCACCGTTCGGCTGACACCAAGCTGCCTGGAAAGCTCATCCTGAGGTGGCAGTATCTGGCCTGCCTGCGCGGTCAGGACTACCTCCATCAGGGCGTCGAGCGTCTTGCTGACGAGGGAATTGACGTTCATCTCACTCTCCGGTGTATGAGGTCCAATGCGGCTTCTGGAACTGGGCCATCTCGGCTTGCGGCCAGGGCTGGTACTCGTCAACCAGCGAATACCGCGAGCCATTGCCGCTCTGCGCCGCCGGTGCGCCGACCATGCCGGTGGCGGCTGCATGTGAGGCAGATGAGCCGAGCGTCGCGCCGTGGTGGCCGTGCTCGCCGCGGGCGACGGCGGAGGCGTGGGCTTGGGTGGTGATGAGGAGGAGGGCGATGAGGAGGGTTTTCATGGCCGAGTCCTCAGAAGCCGCGGGCCGCGAACTGCTCGCGTTCAGCGTCAGTCCAGCGTGGCTCGTGATTGCCCTTGATCCCGCGCGACCGGCATGCCACGTCGTAATGGCGCTTGTCTTCGTTGCCGAACACGGTGTCGATGATCAGACCCATCTGCCGGGCAGCGTTTGCAGCGGCCGGCAGGTTGGTCGTGACGATACGCACGTGGCCAAGCCTGGTGATCGGGCTAGGTGCGGGATGAAAAGGTGTGTTCATGGTCGGTCTCACTTGGGTGCGCTGTTCGGTAGCGCTTGAGACCATATTAGGCGGACCTAAAACGCAGGTCAAGTACTTTTTAGGCGCGCCGAAATTCGCGGGCAAAAAAATCCCGCTCGGAAGCGGGGATGGGCTACTGGGGTAGCTTCTTGACGGCCTGAATGGCTTTCAGAAGATGGTATGCGATCTCATCGATCAGATTGTCAAAACTGGGGTCCCGAATGGAAGATTCATTTTGCTCGTTTGGGTAAAGTCGGCTTCTGTATGCCGTGAGGTCGATCACGGCGGGTTCTTGTTCCTGCATGGCTTATGCCCCCGGAATGTCGGTCGCGGGACAAGACTTCATGCGCCGCCCGCTCGCCCTCGTCTAGTAAAGGATGCCCCGCCGTTGCATCTTCAGACGTTTCGGAATATGGGAAAAGTAAGAGTAAACCCCTATGAAGCGCAAACGTTTTACGTGCCAGATCGCCGGCCCCGTCCAGACGGAGGATTTCCTTAATTAGCGCGTCCGCTTCGTCGCTCAATAAGGGTTTCTCCTTATCCTCCGGATGACCAATCCCGAACATCAACCACTCGGCCTCGATCTTCAGGACGCGGCATATTTTGAGCAGATTCACGGCCTCAAGCTTCTTGATCTCGCCATTTTCCCAATCGTTCACCGTCGGCGCGCTCACCTCGCAGCGCCGTGCAAATTCGGATTTGGACAGCCCAAGGGCCTGCCGCCTTTCGGCGATTCGTGCGTTCCATGTCTTCATAAGGTGAGCCTAATCTTTTTCGTTTTAGGTGCGGCTTGCTTCTTTCTTTAGGTCGGCCTAAAATAAGTCGCACCGGACGAGGAAACTCCCATGAATGAATTTTCGAACACCGTAATCGATCGGCTTGGCGGCACGTCCGCCGTCGCCAAGATCTGCGATGTAAAACCGCCATCGGTTCACCAATGGCGCACTGACGGCATCCCCAAATATCGCCTTCAGTTCCTGAGACTCGCATACCCGGCGGCGTTCGAAGGATTGGAATCCGAACAAGCAGCAGCCTGACAGCAGCGGCATAAGACCGCGCTCTCCACCAATTTCCCTTCCCACGCCGGGGGTCTTACCTTGAGGATTACCGTGGATCAATCATCGGTCACGACACCTGAACGTGCACGAAAGTCCCACTCGATCGCGTTACGTCATATCAGCGAAATCGGTCAGAACACGATAGCGGTTGAACTTGGTGTTTCGCCTCCGACGGTCTCCCGGTTCGTCTCCGACGACCTCGAACGGGCCTGCCTGATCCTGGCTATCGCGGGCCTGAAGGTCATCCCTGTCGACCGGCTGGTCATCAAAAAGCACATGTTCGAGGCCATCGCCACGATTGCCTATGGGGCGCTGGATGATCCGGGCATGTTGCGCAAACTCGTCTGGGAGGACTGACCATGAGCCCGCTGATATCCCTCTGGATGCTCGGCCTGTTTGCGCTTTGCGCATTCGGTATTGTTCGCGGTGCGTGAGGTAAGGCAATGGGCAAGACCCCTGCGCAGGATGAAATTGACGCAGCGCGCGAACGCATCATCGCGGACATCGTTTTCCTGATGCTCGAGTCACGCAGCCGGGCCGAGCGCTATGAATTGTGGAAACTGCTTCAGGAGCGAATTGCCATGCGTTCGCCCGAACAGATCCTCCGCATGGAACGCGAGAAGGGATTGAAGTAATGGCGCGCATTCGAACCATCAAGCCCGAGTTTTTCACGAGCGAAGATATCGTCTCTCTCTCATTCCCGGCGAGATTGCTTTACATCGCGCTCTGGTGCGAGGCAGATCGTGATGGAAGGCTTGTCTGGAAGCCCCTCACGTTCAAGATCAGGTACTTCCCGGTTGACGATGTAGACGTTATCGATTTGTGCTCGGAACTGGTCGATAAAGGCCTTATCGAGCTTTATCTCGATAACTACGCGGTAATTCCCAGTTTTTATCGACATCAGAACATAAATCCTCGGGAAACCGCGTCAGTATTGCCTGCGCCTTTATCGATTCCACGCGTCAGTGACGCGTCACCTAAAAAAAGTGACGCTCAGCAAGGAAAGAGTAGGAAGGGAAAGGAAAGCAATAAGCGCGTCACTGACGGAAATAACGACTTCGAGAAATTCTGGGCCGCGTATCCGCGCAAGGACTCCAAGGTCCAGGCCGAAAAGGCATTTGCCAAACTCGCTCCGGACGAGCAGACCCTTACCGAAATCCTTGCTGGTGTGGGTCGGGCCGTGACTTCGGAACAATGGCGCAAGGACGAAGGGAAGTTCATCCCGTACGCCTCAACGTGGCTGAACCAGCGCCGATGGGAAGACGGCGGGACGCGAATGAACGGGCATACGCCAAGCCTGCTGAGCGACTATGACGACCTGATGCGGGGTGCGATTTGAATCCGGTCCCTTTGAACGCCCGAGGCCTGATCGACTTCCGCGTGAACGGCCGCGTGCCTGAGCTGCCGGTGCTCGTCTCGCTGGTCGGCCCGCTCGAGTTCACGAACCTGACGCTGCACGCTGAAGCGGGCGCGGCCTACGACTGGCGCGCCATCTCCGCGCTCGAGATCGAGGTGTTCGCCTCACTCGAGGTGCCGTGGCCGAAGGTCATCCGCACGCTCTCGGACATTGCCGCTGCGGTGCCAAAACGCATGGTCCTGACGTTTGCTGAGGGCGCGTGCGTGGACTGCGGCGAGATGCGCGCCGTGACGGACTTCGCGGTCTTCGACTGGTTCCCGATGGTCGTGACGCCTACGCGTGCAGCGCCAGCCGATCACATCCGCGCATGGACCGATGGTCAGGCAATCGCCCGCAAGCTCTGGCAGGCGCAGGGCGACACCATTCCCGTGCCCTACGACAAGGCGATGGATCTGGTCGTGCAGATCGCTGCGGAGAATCAGCCGTGCGCCTGATCCCGGACAACATCGATTTCAATGCTTACCTCGAGGATGAGGATGATGGGCGCGCTGATGTACGGCCGGCTTCGGAATGGGCGGATGCGGTTGCGAAGTACTTCCACGGCGAGGAAGAGGAGGCGCTCGGGCAACCCACGCCCTGGTCAAAGGTCGGCAACCGGATCATGTTCCGCCCCGGTGAAGTCACGCTTTGGCCGGGTGTGAATGGTCACGGCAAGTCCGGAGCGGTAGGCTACGTGATGCTAAACGCCATGGTCGACGGCGGGAAAGCCTGCGTCGCCTCCTTCGAAATGGCGCCTGAAGCCACGATGAGCCGGATGTGCCGGCAGGCCGCCGGATCGAACCAGCCGACACTTGAGCTAATCGACCAGTTCCACCGCTGGACCGATGACCGGCTCTGGCTCTACAACCATCGCGGCAAGGTCACACCGGACCGCATGGTGGCCGTCTCGCGCTACTGCCGCAAGGAGCTGGGCATTGACCACGTCGTGATCGACAGCCTCATGAAATGCGGACTGGCACCGGACGATTACACCGGCCAGAAGAATTTCGTCGACGCGCTTTGCGTGCTCGCCCGGGATACAGGCCTGCACGTCCACCTCGTGCATCACATGCGCAAGGGCGAGCGGGAAACCGACGCGCCGGACAAGTTCGGTATCAAGGGCGCTGGCGAAATCGCTGACCTGGTCGACAACGTGCTGATCATCTTTCGCAACAAGCGCAAGGAATCGCAGCTCGAGACTGAGACCGATCCGAAAAAGCTCGATGACATCGCCCTGATTCCCGACACATTCCTGATCTGCGCCAAGCAGCGGCACTTCACGTGGGAAGGAAAGATCAGCCTGTGGTTCGACAAGGACAGTCAGCAATTTTCCGAGAATGCGGTCGTTACGCGTCGATATATCGACTTTGGAGCAAGCAAATGGAAACAGGAATGGAGACGATGAACGACCAATCCATCCGCGATCAGGCTAGAGCTATTCGCGAGCATGCCGAGCAACAGCCGGCACCGCGCAACGAAACCGCGAGGGAGGCGCGCTGGAGGGCTGAGCGGGAGAGGGCGCAGGAAGAGGCTAAACGCAATCCGCGTAAGGGCTACTAGACCATGAAACTGAATCCGAACCACGAAGTCACGCAAGCGCTTGACGACGAAATGATGCACAAGGTGACGGCAATCCTTGTGCTGAAAATGGGCGGCCGCGCCACGATCACCCCGCAGGACATCGAGGATCTGAACCTGATGTTTCCCGGGCAGATGCCGACGCTCGTCTCGGAGTTCAATCACGACAGCATCGAATTCTGGCTGGTTCCGGAGAAAGAAGGCCGGCGGCTGGCTGCTGAGGAAGGAGGGCTGCCGCAATGAACGGCCAGGACCGCTGTATGTGCGCGCTTGTGGCTGTGGTGATCGTTGCTGGCTGCGTCTGGGCTATCTGGCCGTGCCTGCCGAGGATTGCGGAAGACATCGGCTGGTACTGGGAGGGCCTTGTCATCGCATGGTGGGAGCTTGTGAACTCTTTGGGGCTTGGGCAATGAGCATTTACCGCGATGGCAGACTCGTAGACGACAAGATCGGTTTCGATCAACTTGTCAATGCTGGCGATTCGATGATTGTGGAGGCGCCCAGCGAGCGCCGCTATACCTCGGTTCGTATTGCTGCATGGAGGTGGGCGAAGCGTCATAGGAAAGTCATTCGGACAGAGCGCGGAAATGGAATCGTCACTGTAAAGCTGATCGGAGACCGGGCATGACCACCACCAACGCGCGTGCGCGCGATCTGCGATTCGTGACCATCGAACCGGGCCGCATCTCGCTACACGGAATCTCGCTTACGGACAGCGAGATGGCCATGCTGCGCGGGATTGCGGAGCGGATGAAGCGGCCTCAGCTTGATCGCGAGACGCTAGCGGACCTGATCACCCAGGCGCATAAAGAGGTTCTCGAATCATGATCCTTGCAATCGACCCCGGCACCACAGAAAGCGGCTGGTGCCTCTACGACGAAGACGGTGTGCATGGCAGCGGCGTCGAGCCTAACGAAGCCATCCTGAGGCGCGTACAGCACCACGGCGGCAAGATTGCAATCGAGATGATTGCATCGTTTGGTATGGCAGTTGGCCGCGAGGTCTTCGAGACATGCGTATGGATCGGCCGATTTCAACAGGCCTACCATTCGCCGGCACTAGTGCGCCTGATCCTGCGTCGAGAGGTAAAGCTGCACCTGTGCGG